ATTGTGTGTATATGCAGATTCAACAAAAGGTTGGTTAGTTACTACCTCTGGAAATAAAACTGATATGCCTACACCTTATAGCATAGATTTTTTAGTTATAGGTGGAGGTGGAGGTGGTGGATCTTCCGATAGCAATAGCACTCACTCTGGCGGAGCTGGGGGAGCTGGAGGTTTTAGAACTTCAACACAATCAACTAATGCTGGAGTTTCTATAACCGTTACAGTCGGAGATGGTGGAGCTGGAGGAGCTGGGGGATATGCTACAGGATCAAATGGTGCTGCTTCATCCATATCAGGAACAGGTTTTACAACAATCTCTTCTGCTGGTGGAGGCGGCGGAGATGGTGCTGGTGGAGGTAGTCCAAGTGCAGCAGGTAATGGTGGTTCAGGAGGTGGTGCTCAAGGTGCTGTAGGAAACACGGGAGGAAGTGGAAATACTCCAAGTACAACTCCTGCTCAAGGAACAGACGGCGGTGATATAAATTCAGGATCTGATGGAGGTGGTGCTGGAGGTGGAGGATCTACAACACAAGGAACTGATAGTTCAGGAAATGGTCCAACCACAGGCGGCGCAGGAACTGCAAACTCAATAACAGGTTCATCTGTTACAAGAGCCGGTGGTGGTGGCGGTGGTGGAAACGAAAATGTTACTTCAGGTGCAGCTGGAGGTTCTGGAGGTGGTGGAGCTGGAGGCAATAGAGGTTCTTCTAATGGAACTGCTGGAACAGCCAACACTGGTAGTGGAGGAGGTGGTGGCCCTTCTGACGGCAGTAGTACTGGTAGAGTTGGAGGAGCTGGAGGAAAAGGTGTAGTAATACTAAGTGTTCCAACTGCAAATTATTCTGGTACAACATCAGGTTCACCAACAGTTACAACATCAGGCTCTAATACAATAATGCAATTTAATAGTACGGGGAGTTACACAACATAATGGCTACTTTTGCAAAATTAGGATTAAATGGTAAAGTTATAGATGTGCAATCAATATCTAATAATGTTATAACAGATTCAAACGGAGTAGAACAAGAGACTCTTGGAATTGATTTTTTAACAGAATTAACAAATTGGCCAATTTGGAAGCAGACTTCTTACAATAATAATTTTAGAAAAAATCACGCTTCAATAGGTTATACTTATGATGAAGACAGAGACGCATTTATTCCTCCTAAACCTTTTGCTAGTTGGACATTAAATGAAACAACTTGCACTTGGGAGTGTCCAATAGTACACCCTCAAGATGGAAATAATTATGATTGGAATGAAGAAACACAACAATGGGATTTAAATGAGTAGTATAATAAAAGTAGACACAATACAGGATCAAGACGGTAATAATATTATTAATGAAAACTCTAATACTATTACTATCGGAGCTTCTGGTGATACTATAACTATACCTAGTGGCGCAACCATTACTAACAATGGAACTGCAAACGGTTTTGGAGCAACGGGTGCCGTTAATTGGCAAACAGGTTCAATTAAAACAGCTACGTTTACAGCAGCCGATGGCGAAGGATATTTTATAAATCAAAGTAGTGCTATTACAGCAAATCTACCTGCGGGATCTGCAGGTGCTATTGTGGCTTTTGCTGATTATGCAAGAAATTTTTCAACATACAATTTTACAATAGCGCCAAATGGTTCAGAAAAAATTGGTGGAGTCGCTGCTAGTGTAGTATTAGCTGTTGATGGTCAAGCATTAACTTTAGTTTATGTTGATTCAACAAAAGGTTGGGTCAATGTTCAGAATGCAGAGGATACTGAAAAAGGTGCTACTACTTACAGTGCAGATTTTTTAGTTATCGCAGGTGGTGGCGGTGGTGGACGAGCTGGTGGTGGCGGTGGTGGAGCTGGCGGTTACAGAAATTCATATTCTTCAGAAGATTCTGGTGGTGGAGGAAGTTCTGAATCATCTTTACTTTTTGAGTCAGGTGTAGCTTATACAATTACTGTAGGAGATGGTGGAGCAGGAGCACCAACTGGTTCTCCTGGTTTTAGAGGAACCGAAGGTAATGCTAGTTCTATTTCAGGAACTGGTATAACTACAATCACTTCTACTGGTGGTGGAGGTGGTGGAGGAAACAACGCTTCTTCACCTGGAAGAAATGGTGGAGCCGGAGGATCTGGAGGCGGAGGTTGTGGAAATGGATCTCCAGCTGGTTCTGGTGGATCTGGAACTTCTAATCAAGGTTTTGCTGGTGGAGATGGGTCAAATGGATCTGGACAACAAGGTGCTGGTGGAGGTGGTGGCTCTGATGCCGCTGGTGCAGATGGCACTAGTTCAAATGGTGGAAATGGTGGAGCAGGTAATTCATCTTCTATAACAGGATCTGCTGTCACAAGAGCTGGTGGCGGAGGTGGTGGTGGTTATGATAATTTAGCTGGTGGATCTGGTGGATCTGGCGGTGGTGGAGCTGGAAATACAGGAAGTAATGGATCAGCTTCAGCGGGCACTGCAAACACTGGAGGTGGCGGTGGTGGAGCACACGATGTTGCTGCAGCAGCTGGTGGAAAAGGAGTTGTAATTTTAAGAGTACCAACAGCAAGTTACTCAGGAACAACATCAGGAAGTCCAACAGTTACAACAAGTGGATCAGATACAATAATGCAATTTAATAGTTCAGGGAGTTACACAGGATAATGGCTAGTTTTGCAAAATTAGGAAAAGGAAATATAGTAGAAAAAGTAATAGCTGTTTCAAATGATATTGCTACAACTGAACAAGCAGGAGTTGACTTTTTAAATAATTTATATCAATCAAGAGACGTTTGGAAACAGACATCTTATAATACAAAAGGTGGAAAACATTATTCTGTTAATGAAAATGGAGATGTAGTAGAATCAGAAGATCAATCAAAAGCATTTAGAAAAAACCACGCAGCAATAGGCTTTACTTATGATCAAGAAAGAGATGCGTTTATTGCACCTAAACCTTTTGATAGTTGGACAATAAACGAAACAACTTGTGAATGGGAAGCACCAATACCTGAACCAACTGATGGACAAGATTATGATTGGAATGAAACAACAAGACAATGGGATTTGATTGACAATTCTTAATAATTAAAGTAGTTTTAGTGGTGGTATGTTGAAAGAACACGATTTAAATAGAAAGAATAATTTTATAGAAGGATATTATATATCTAATTTATCTATTTGTGATGATCTTATAAATTTATTTGAAGTATCAAAAAATAAAAAACCAGGTTGGACTAGAAATGGTGTGGATAAAACTGTTAAAGATAGTTTAGATCTTATTATTAATGAACGTGAAATTGATGTTTATCCGTGTTTAAAACTATATTTTAAAGAAATGATAAAATGTTTAGATCAATATAAATCTAAATATAAATATTGTGATTTGCGTGTAGAACCCTGGGGTTTAGAAGAAAACTTTAATATTCAAAAATATAAACCTAAACAAGCTTATCATTATTGGCATTCAGAAGCATCGGGAATTAGGACAAGTAAAAGACACCTTGTTTTTATGACGTATCTTAACGATGTTAAAAAAGGAGGGGAAACAGAATGGTATTATCAAAACACAAAAATAAAACCAGAAAAAGGTTTAACTATTATTTGGAGTGCTGATTGGACTTTTTTACATAAAGGACACACCACTATTGATGAAGATAAATATATTATAACAGGATGGTATGAATACAAAAAATAAATATAGTATAAAAGAAAATTTGGTACACCCCGTATTATTTTCAAGTATTAGAGACACACTAACAGGTGATACTTTTTATTGGTTCTATAATGATTTTGTAAATTACAGACCTTGCGAAGGATATAAATTTACAAATGAAATTGTAAAAAACTCTAATCTAACAAGTTCTGTATTTATTAATTATTTAAATATGGTTAAACCTGCACTAGAAAAAATACCACACAAAAAATTACACTCTGTTAGATTTAATTTGTTTTTAAAAACACCAACACCGCAAAAGTATGTAATTGATAACCATAAAAAAGATTCAAAAATAGGAATTTTATTTGCTAACACTTGTGATGGCGGAATTGAAATAGATAATAATTTCATAGAAGCGGAAGAAAATAAATTAGTTTTATTTGATTCTAGTACAGAATACAAAGTGGTGACTTCTACTAAAAATAAAATTTTTACTTATACATTAATAAATTATGAATGAACCAGTAATACACAATGTATTTCCAACACCTATTTACACTACAAAAATGGATAGGGGATTTACAAAACAAGAATTAAATTTTGTAAATGAACAAAAAAAACATTGTGTTAATAATACAGGAAATGTTAATACAAAAGATAATTACATATTAAATAAAAAAGAATTTAAAAACATTAAAAAATTTTTAGATAAAAAGTGTCAAGAATATTTAGATACTGTTGTGTGTGCTAAAAATAAAGTAAAACTCTACATAACTCAATCTTGGTTAAATTATACAGAGACTAATCAATACCATCATAAACATCAACACCCCAATTCAGTGGTGTCTGGAGTGTTGTATTTTGATTCAGATATAAAAAATGATAAAATAGTTTTTTCACATCCTATTGTTTATCAACAAATAAAACCTGAGATAGATAAATATAATATATGGAACTCTGATACTTGGTGGTTTCCTGTTAAAACAGGTGATTTGTTTATGTTTCCATCATCAACCACTCATCACGTAGAGACTAAAAAAGGAAACAATACGAGAATTAGTCTAGCTTTTAACACTTTTTATAAAGGCTCTTTAGGGTCTAACTCTCAATTAACAGAGTTGATACTGTAGAAATATAATATATAATCTTTAGATGGGGGCTGTGTCACCACCACATACCACGCAGCCTCCTTTTAAGGATTATATATTATGTTTTTTGGCGGAACTTCGTTTGCAGGAGCACCTTTTGGAGATTCAGGATTTAACCCTAATGCGTTTGTAAACGTAACTG